ACTGGCGCACCAAGTCCTACGCCCAGCACAAGGCGCTGGGCCACTTCTACGACGACGTGATCGACGCGCTGGACAACATCGTCGAGGCCTATCAGGGCGCGTTTGAGCTGGTCAGCACCATCCCGGCACCGGAGAAGAGCGACAACGACATCCTCAAGCACCTCGAGGCCGAGGCGGCTTGGATCGAGGAGCACCACGAGGAAATCTGCAAGGGCAACCGCGCCGTGGCCAACCTGATCGACAGTCTTGGCGACGTGTACCTCAGCACCATCTACAAGCTGAGGAACCTGAAGTGACCGTGGATTACCAAGTCCTGTTCAACGGAGCCGTGGCCCTCGCCGCCTTTTTCGGCGGCTGGGTACTCAACAGTATCTACAAGGCCGTGGAGCGTCTGGATAAGGACGTGCGTTCCTTTCAGCACACCTACGTTGCGAAAGAGGACTACCGCGAGGACATGCAAGAAGTGAAGAAGATGCTCGGTAAGATCTTCGACAAGCTCGACGGGAAGGCAGATAAATGACTTCCGCCACCACAACGACCTTCACGACGCTGCAGCAGGACATGCGGCGCTATCTCGAGCGCGGCGCCACGCTGGCCTCGGACGCCGTGGTCTACGAGCAGATCCCGCGCCTCATCAATCTGGCCGAGCGCCGCATTGCCCGCGAGCTGAAGGTTCAGGGCTTTATCAACGTGGTCACGGGCACCATGAGCGTCGGCCTGTCGGTCTACGACAAGCCGGATCGCTGGCGCGACACGATCAGCATCAACATCGGGACGGGCGCTAACAACGACACGCGCCAGTTCCTTTTCACGCGAGGCTATGAGTATCTGCGCAGCTACTGGCCCGACAGCACCCAGACCGGAACGCCGCAATTTTACGGCGACTACGACTACAGTCACTGGCTTGTCGCCCCCACGCCGGATGCGGAGTATCCCTTTGAGGTTCTGTATTATGAGCTGCCGCCGCTTCTGAGCGACGAGGTTCAGACCAACTGGATCACGGAGTACGCCCCGGAGCTGCTCCTGTATGCGTCGCTTCTGGAGGCCACGCCGTTCCTCAAGAACGACGAGCGCATACAGGTCTGGCAGGCCATGTACGATCGCGCCGCGGCCATGCTGAACGGCGAAGATCTCAAGAAAATCTTGGACCGCTCGACGGTTCGCAAGGAGGCTTAAATGTCCGTCTACACGCAGGTCTTCGGCGGCACGACGATCTACCCGTCGAATGTGTCTTATCTGGCGCTGGCCCTTACTGCGGACACGACCCTGTCGTGGCCGCTGGAGGCCAACACCGGGCCGGACGTCGCCGCTCGCATCATCGACGTGACGCCGACGGGCGCCTACTCCATCTTCATGCCGCCGGGAGACCAGACTGGCGTAGGCCAGACCACGCTCTTCAACAACATCGGCCCCGACACCATAACGATCAAGAGCAGCACGGGTTCCACCCTGATCTCGATCCAGCAGGGTCAGCAGTGGCAGATCTACCTGACCGACAACACCACCGCCGCCGGCTCGTGGCGCACGTTCCGCTACGGCGCGGCGACCGCGCAGGCGCAGGCCTCGGCCCTCGCCGGTTACGGCCTCGTGGCGCAGGGCAGCGTGCTGTCGCAGGCGTATCCGACGGTCACGTTCAACGCCAACTACACGGCGGGCGCAGCCGATCGCGCGGCCCTGTACGTCTGGGAGGGCGGCGTCGGCACGCTCACTCTTCCGGCGGCGGCGACCGTTGGCAACGGCTTCTTCCTCTCGGCGCGCAACAGCGGCTCCGGCAACCTGACCATAGACCCGGCCGGGTCCGAGCAGATCAACGGCGCATCGACGCTGGTTCTGCGTCCCGGCGATAGCGCCGTGGTCAACAGCGACGGCATCGGCTGGTACACCGTGGGCTTCGGTCAGGACGCCGTGTTTGCCTTTGACTACACGTCGATTGATCTGACCAGCCAGAGCAGTCCGTATGTGCTGGCGGGTGCCGAGCTGAACCGCATCGCCTACAAGTTCATCGGCACGCTGGTTGCCGATATGGTCATTGAGGTGCCCGGCACCACGCAGCAATACTGGGTCGATAACGCGACGACTGGCTCCTTCTCTCTGGGCCTTGCCACGGCTACGCAGTCGCCCGAGGCTAACGTCGTTCAGGGCGCGCGCGGCATCTACTACTGCGACGGCACTGATGTGGTGAACGCGGCCACGGCTGGCATCGCCACGCCGATCGGCATCGCCGACGGCGGCACCGGGGCGACGTCTGCCGGCGGCGCGCTCATCAATCTGGGCGGCACGGCGACGGGCATCGCGGTCTTTGAGGCGGCCAGCCCCGCCGTGGCGCGCACGGCGATCGGCGCGATCGGCGCCGACGACGCCTACAGCTTTGCGGTGGCGATCAGCTAATGGCTGACAACATCGTCCGCATAGCGTCGGCTCCGGGCATCAAGCGCGACGGCACCAAGTTCGAGGGTGATAACTACGTCGACGGACGCTGGGTGCGGTTTCAGCGCGGCCTGCCGCGCAAGATGGGCGGCTACCGGGCGATCAACAAGTACCTGCAGGGCTTGGTCCGCTCCCTGTACGTCTACACGCAAAACCAGCTCACCTACGTTCACGCTGGATCGGCCAATCTGGTCGAGCGGTTTTACATAGACGGCTCAAATAACACGTCCGTGATTGTTGACCGCACGCCGACAACCCTGACGACGGACGCCAGAAACCTCTGGCAGTTCGACACCAACTACGACGGGGCGGCGCTGCAGATCATCGCGCAAGTGGCGCCGAACCTAAACTGCATCTGCAACGACGAGGGCGGCCAGCTCTTTATCGGTGACCTTCTCGGCACCGGAGTGCTCACGGAATTGACGACTGGTGGTGGAGAGCTGCCGGCCGGGGTCAGCCTCACGGGCGGCGTCGTGACGCTGCACCCGTACACCTTTATCTTCGGCAATGACGGCTACGTCGCGTGGTCGGTGCCCGGCGACCCTGCCGACTACACTGGCGCAGGATCAGGTTCTGCGAACATCACCAGCCAGAAGATCGTGCGCGCCATCGCCCTGCGCGGCGGCCCCGGCAATGCGCCCTCGGGTCTGTTCTGGTCCGCCGACAGCCTAATCCGCGTGTCGTTTGTGGGCAGCACCGAGATATTCCAGTTCGACACGATCTCGACGCAAAGCTCGATCCTGTCGGCGCAGTCGGTCATCGAGTACGACGGCATCTTCTACTGGGTCGGCACGGATCGCTTCCTGATGTTTAACGGCGTCGTGCGCGAGGTCGAGAATAACCTCAACATCAATTTCTTCTTCGACAATCTCAACAACCAGTACCGCCAGAAGGTCTTCGCGACCAAGGTGCCGCGCTTTGGCGAGATCTGGTTCTGCTTCCCGTTTGGCACGTCCACCGAGCCCAACTGGGCGGTGGTCTACAATGTGCGCGAAAACACATGGTACGACACGCCGCTGCCCGAGGGCGGCCGCAGCGCGGGCTCCTTCGCCACTGTCTTCCGCAAGCCCCTGATGGCCGGCATCCAGCCCCAGAACTACATCGCCCAGAGCGTGGCCGTAGACGACGGCGGCACCGGGTACACGGCGGGCGACGTCCTGACGCTCTCCGGCGGCCAGTTTGCCATCCCCGTCGAGCTGACGGTTACGGGCGAGACTGGTGGCGTCATCGACACGGTCGAGATCACCAATGCGGGCAACTACACGGTCCTCCCGACCGACCCCGTGCCGGTGACCGGCGGCACGGGCGCGGACGCCGAGTTCAACCTCACGTTTATCCAACCTTACAATTTCTGGATCCATGAGACGGGCAAGGACGCCATCAATGGCCAGAGCCTGCAGCCCATCCTGTCATACTTCGAGACGGCGGACATCTCCCTGCCAGCCCAGAAGCAGGTCAATAAAGCCCTCCAAGTGCTCATGCTGGAGCCCGACTTCGTGCAGTCGGGCGACTTGACCGTGCAGGTTCGGGGGCGTGCCAACGCCCGCGCGCCCGAGGTAAATGGTGAGAGCAAGACCATCGTTCAGACGCCTCAGACGCCACAGGAACAAATCATATACTTCAAGGAGCAGCGCCGTGAATTGCGCTTTTACTTTGAGAGCAACACGCTCGGCGGCGACTATCAGATGGGCCTAGTCATGGCGCACCTGCAGCCCGCTGACGGGACCGTCATTGGATGATCGACCCGCGCAACATGACTTTGCTGGACTGGGCGGATAGTGTAATACTGTCCGTCGGCGATGCTTGGTCTTTCGGGCGTTTAACTGACGAAAGTCGCTGGCAGGACTGGGCGGTAGGTTTTGTACGCGCGACACCTTTTTCGCAGCGCAACCTCCCCGATCCGTATCAGTTTACAGATTGGCGAGACTGGGCGATGCGCGCGTATCCGATGCTTGAAGGAACCGGCTGATGGCCTACGACTACTCGCAGGCGGGGTACTCACAGGACGTCCTCGACTACATCAACAGTCTGGACGCGCGGCGCAATGAGCTGATCGGCAAGTACGCCGGGCAGAACGTCGGCCTCGACAACCCCGACTTCCTGACGCCGCAGCAGGTTCAGCAGGAAGCCTCTGACGAAATCAAAACGCAGTACGCGCCGGAGGAAGTTGTCCGCGAGTACATGTCGCGCAACCCGCTGAACAGCGAGAACAACCTCAACGCCGGCGTGGACGTCCGCAGCTACGGCGACAGTCGCGACCCGAGCGTCTACGATATGGTGCGCCTTCCGTTCGGGCAGGACTACACCTACACGGACAAGGCCGCTGGCAAGTCCGGCGTGTTGTCCACGCCAGAAGAACTTGGCGCCTTCGCAAGAAGCCGCAACTTGGCGACTGGCCGCGGCAACAACGTCGCGAACTGGGAAGTTACCGATCCGTCGGGTAAGCGTCTTGCTTCCGACCTGCCTTATACGCCGTCGCTATTGAAGCAGACCGGCCAGACCATATCCGATCTGCTGGTGGAGTACGGCCCGAGCATCTTGGCTATACCGATGACGGGGGGTATGTCCCTCGGGGCGCTTATGGGCACGGCGGCGGGCACCGCAGCGTTGGGAAAACTCCTTAAAACCGGAGACTTAGAAAAAGCCATCATTTCAGGTCTTACCTCGGCGGCCACCGCTGGCGCGATGAAAGTTTCGGGCGCGTCGGATTTTATCGGTAAAAAACTGGGCGAGTACGGCATATCCTTTCCCAACGGAAGCACTGCGCCAAACTTTTCAGGCCCATCTTCTCCGACGTTTTCCGGTGCTGATCTATCCAGCACCCTGAACCCCGGCGTGCTTGCTGGTGGTGTGTACGGCGGTCCCGTCGGAGGTAATCTCGATAGCGTCGTGACGGGTGTTACTCGTGGAGGCTTTTATCCCGGCGTGGGCGCGTTGGCGGGTGTGCTGCCAGCGCAGCTTGCCACGGGCATCACCAACAGTCCCTCTTACGCGGACCAGCCCGGCGTCGAAGAAGTAACGCAGACAGCGGACAGATTGAAAGTCGACGACTACGGCGCGCCTTTTGCGCTACCAGTCCCCTCTTTCGCGGTTAATCCCAGCGGCGCTACCAACAGTCCCTCTTACGCGGACCAGCCCGGCGTTGAGGAAGTAAAAGTGTCCGCCAAGCGGGCACCCGTCACCGACGAGTATGGCGCTCCTTTTCTTCTACCTACCGGGCTGGCTGCTCCGTCCGCCGGAGAGCAGTGGCTGACGTCGCAGGCGGCCAAGAACGCCGCCGAGCCGATAGTTGGTGAGCCCGCCGAAGAGCCCTCCGCACTCGACAAGTACCTCCGCTACGCCAGCCTCGGCCTGACCGGCGCCAGCCTGCTGGGCGGCCTAGTGGGTGGCGGCGGCAGCGGCTCGGGTACTGGATCCTCGGGCATGGTCGGCGACAGCGGAAAAATGCCCGCAAACTTCGCCACGGACAAGCTGCCCACGGGAGACGCCGTGCCGGCCTTCGGTGGCGGCACCTCCCTCGCCGCCCGCACGGCTCGCCCGGCGGCCGACTTGGGCGACATCGACTACAACCGCTACGGCTTCGGCCCTGAGAAGTCTTTCTTCAGCAACGTGCCGCAGCGCGCCGCCAAGGGCGGATCCATGGCCGTGACACGCCCCGCCAAGTCCTACGCCGTGCAGGGCGCCGGTGACGGCCGCAGCGACGACATCCCGGCAGTCCTGAGCGATGGCGAGTACGTCATGGACGCCGAGACCGTCGCCCTGCTGGGCAACGGATCGAACAAGGCGGGCGCTGCGCAGCTCGATCGCTTCCGCGCTAACGTGCGCAAGCACAAGGGCAAGGAACTGGCCAAGGGCCGCTTCAGTGTTAATGCCAAGAACCCACAGGCCTACATGGCCGGAGGACGCTCGTAGTGTCCAGCCCCGGTACATCTCTTGGCGCTCTTGGGCCGATGCAAGACACGCCGAAGATGGCGCGAGGCATGGATTACGGCGCGGCTTACGAGCAGAAGTTTGGCTACAACCCCATGTCGCTCAAGGCTTTGGAGCAGGGAGTAACCCGTCCAGATGCCCAGCAGGAAGAGCAATTCAACTCGGCTTGGGATAAGGCTAACCCGTATGTGGCCCGTGCGATTCCGAAGGGCCTGAACAACCAGCAAGGCGGCGCGGGCCTGTCCGTGCTAGTGGATTATTACAACGACCAGACGGGCCAGCGGTATACCGGCGCCCCCGGCATGGCCGAGCCCGGCAGCGGCTGGCGCATGGTGAAGTCGGACAGTTACGACGGCCAAGGCAAGCTAGTATCGCAAGACCCGATAAACATGCCGGGGTTTGTGGGGCCTACCTACTCTGCGCCGTCAACGCCTGCTGCGCCAACACTCCCGAGTTTGGGGGCAAAGGCCCCCTCCGGTATCCCGCCTGTACCGACAGAAGTACCCGCGACGCAGACGCCGAGCCCCGGCGCTCTCCCTTCAACGCCTTCTTATGCGCCAACTTACGGCGCTCTCCCTTCAACCCCAGCGACGCCTAGTGTAGGATCGACCACAACCGGAAGCGGAAAGAACATGGCTCTACTAGATTTCCTGACTAGCGGCGCGCCGCTGCCTGCAGGCACCGCCCCCGTCAGCAAGACCACCACGACGGCGACGCCCGACTGGTACACGAACTACGCCAAGGATCTCATGGCGGGTCAGCAGAACATCGCCACGACGCCCTACCAGACGTATCAGGGCCCGCGCATCGCCGGCTTCACGCCGACCCAGCAGCAGGGCATGCAGCAGACGATCGGCGCCGCCGGTCTCGCCGCGCCCGCCATCCAGCAGGGCATCGGCGTGGCGCAGGGGCAGATCGGCCAGTCCGGCCTGTCGGCCGCGCAGCCCTACCTGACCGCCGCCGGGCAGGCCGCCTATGGCAACGTCGGGCAGTACATGAACCCCTACAACGAGGCGGTCACGAACCGCATCGGCGAGCTGGGCGCTCGCACCCTGCGCGAGGAGCTCCTGCCGGAGATCAGCGACCGCTTCGTGCGCTCTGGCCAGTTCGGCGGATCGCGCCAGAGCGAGATGATCGGGCGCGGCCTGCGTGACGTCTACGAGAGCACGCTGGCCAAGCAGGCCGAGGCGCTGCAGACCGGCTACGGCGGCGCCCTGACGGCGGCGCAGGAAGACCTACGTCGTCAGGGGCAGCTCGCGCAGACTGCTGGCGGCTTGGGCACCGCGGGCGTCACCTCCGGCCTCGACGTCGCCAAGACCCTCGCCGAGCTGGGCACGGGCGCGCAGACCTCCGGTCTGGCCGGCGCCGCCGCCATCACGGGCGTGGGCGCGGCGCAGCAGGGCATGAACCAGCAGAACCTCACGCTGGCCTATCAGGACTTCCTGAAGCAGCAGGGCTACCCGCAGGAGCAGATCGACGCCGCCCTCAAGACCATGACTGGCGTGGGCGTCTCCAAGGCAGTCCCAGAAGCCCGGACGGAAGTCGGCATCCAGCCCACGGCGTATCCGCAGGAATACGCGAACAGTCCGCTTAGGACGGGTCTGGGCACTATATCAACTGGTCTGGGCATCTATAAAGACGCCAAAGACGCCGGTCTAATTTAAGGAAACGCGAATATGAGCTATCCGGGTTTAACAGATACCGACGACGAAGAGGCCACCAGCGGCGGACTTACTCTGGCCGACGCGGTTGGCATGGCCCCTGAGATGCGTAGCATATACGCGCAGATGTCGGCCAATCGCGCGGCTGGCGACAAGACGTTGGAGGAGAAGTATTACGCCCCCCGGCGCGCCCTGTACGAGCAGTACGGCAAGGAGCTGGAGGCGCGCCGCGCTGGGCCCGGCTCGGCCGAGAGGTTCTACGAGATTGGCGCGGCGCTTGCGGCGCCGTCGAAGCAACCGGGCTTTGGCGGCATAATCGCCGACGTCGCCCCCGTCATGGCCGCGCAGCGCAAGGCGATGCGCGAGGCGGAAGACGCCAAGCGCGCAATGCTGATGAAGTACAAACTGGATACTGGGGCGCTTGAGGGCGAGCAGCTCAAGTCAACAATAGCCGGAAAGAACGCGGTGGACACCTCGGTCGCGGCTGCCCTGAAGGCCATGTACACGCCGAAGATGGTGCAGGTTTACAACCCGGAGACTGGGCAAACGGAGTGGCGGATGCTTTCGCCCGCCGATCTTCAACCGCCGAGAACTTCCGGTGCCGTCGCTGCGCCCAACGCCGCTGCTGTGCCCGGGACGAAGGAAGCGCCGGTGCGGATAACAACGGATGCGGAGGCCTTAGCTTTGCCCCCCGACACATATTTTAAAGGGCCTGATAACATTACCCGGAGGAGGCCATAATGGCTGGCTGGAGAGACATGCCCATAGTTGCGCCGCCGCAGCGCACGCCGCCCGCGCGGCCTAGCAGCCCCGTTGCGTTGGCGCCGCCGAGAGGCACGCCGACCACGCCGCTGCAAGGCGCGCAGAGAGAGGTTCTCGCCGCGGAGCAGCCAACAGTTGCGCCGAGAGCCAAAGCAGACTTGATCAAAGCCCAAGCCGATGCTGCGAAGGCGGAACTTGAGCTGGAAGTTGCGCGGCGCGCGGCGCAGCAGAACAAACCCGACACGAGTACCCTTCGGGCCAGCCTTGTGCGGTCCATTGAGGGTTTGCGGCAGGCCAAGCGTTTGTCTAGATCGCGCTTCGCGGCGACGGGCTTCGGGTCGGACATACTCAAGAGCGCGGGCTCGCCAGTCATTGCTGTTCGCGAGGCCCTCAAGCCCGTTACCGCCAACACCGCGCTTAACCAGATTGTCGAGTTGAAGAAGGCGGGCGTGGCCCTGACACCCATAAGCGACAGCGACATCAGACTACTGTCGAGTACCATAGCGGGGCTAGACCCGGAACAGCCCGACGAGTCCTTCCAGAACGCCGTTGACGTCACGATCGACCACTACACCGGCCTGCTAGACAAATTGGACCGCGTTCCGACGCCGGAAGGCGCTAGGGCGGCTCTTGCCGCGCGCAAGGCGGCCCGCGAAGCTGGCGGGAAATAGTACATGGCAGACGAGCTGTACTATGTGGATCTTGGCGGCCCCACGCTGACGGAAGTGCGCGCCCCCTTCGGGACGCCGCCGCAGGAACTGAAGGCCCTTGCGCGTCTAAAGGGAAAGCCTCTCGTGCCTTCGCCCGAAGGCTTCCGCAAGCCGCTCCCGGGCGTGCAGCGCGGAGATAAGCCCATCGCCCCCGGCGAGGGCGGCATCTTGTCGTCGATCGCGCGCGTGGCGAATGCCGCAGGACGCGGGTTTATGGAGCCCCGCAGAAATGATCCCTTCGGTCTAAACCCTGAGAACAGGTCGCCCTTTACTATTCTCAACGCGCCATACGACATCGCGCGCGGTGGCTTAGAAATTGCCGAGAGCCTGTACGGCGGCCTGAAACAGGCCACGGGACAAGGCATCTACGAGACGGGCGTAACCAAAGACGAGCCCCAGCGGATTGCCGCGCAGCTCTTTCAGCCTGTTGAGGTGGTCTCAGCTATGTTGCCTCCCAACCCCATCAGCGCGATGCGCGGCACGGCCTTGCGCACGGCCGCGCGCACGCCCGCACAGCGTTTGGTAGAAACTGCCGAACGGCAGCGGGTCCGCCTCCTGCCCTCAGATGTCGGCGGAGATATGATACGCGGTGCCACAGGCATCATGGGCAGTTCCATATTTGGCGGCCCCATTCGCCGAGCATCCGTCGAAGGCGCAGAACAATTAAGAGACGCAGCGGGCCGCGCGGGGTCGCGACTGGGCGACGTGGTCAGCGACGTTGCCGCAGGCACCGATGTCATACAAGGCGGGCGGACGTATGTAGAGCGCACTAGGGGAATAGGCGGGCGTTTGTACGACCGCGCTGCGGCCCTCGCTCCAAACCTCCGGGCAAGACCAACGAACGCCATCCAAATCATTGACGACGAACTTGCCGCCGCCGCGCGAAGCGGGGACACCACGTCACCGCTCGTGATTGAGCTTCAGAGATACCGCGACCGTCTCGCCGATCCGGCCGGTTTGCCGATAGACGGCATAACGCGCGTTATCCGAGAGGCCAAGGCGGCGGGGCGGCAGGAGGAGGCCCTTCGCGGCACCAACCTAAACCGCGTCATGAACAGAGTGGCGGGAGCTGCCGAGGACGAGACGCTGGACCTCCTGCGCCGCACCGGGCACTCCCAAGCCGCCAGAGCATACCGAAATGCCAACGACTACTGGCGCACGCGCGTGGAAACCATCGACAACGTCCTTGAGCCCATCATCGGCAGCGGTAGGTCCGGTGAAGATGTACTCAACAGCATAGAGGCTATGGCGCGGGGGAAGAGAGGCGGCGTCGCCCGTCTGGGGGATTTCCTGAATGTCATCCCTCGCGGGGCGCAGGGCGACGTTCGCGCGACAATTATTGACCGTCTTGGGCGCGCCACATCGGGAGCGCAGGGCGCCGCCGGAGACGTCTTCTCGCCGGCTACGTTCCTGAAGAGGTACGGCGACATGTCGCCGGAAGGGCGGCAGGCGTTGTTTGGCAGTAGCCCACGAGTGCAGCGCGATCTTCAAGACATCGCGGATCTCGCGGAGAGCCAGAAGGAAACCGCCAAGTTTGGCAACCCGTCTGGCTCGGGGCGTTTTGTAGAGGCTACTGGTCTCGCCGGCACCGCGGCCACTGCGGCCACTACGCTCAGCCCCACCCTCGCCTTCGGCGTTGCCGCCTACGCGGCGCTGGGCGCGGGAAGCGCGCGCCTCCTCGCGTCGCCGAGATTTGTGCGTCTCCTCGCGGGGGTTAAAAACGCCAACACACCCGCCGCGCAGAGAGCCTTCATGGCGGGTTTGAAGGAGCTTGCGGTGCGCGAGCCCGCGCTGGCTGGCCCCCTTAAAGAGATGTCCGAAAACCTGCAAGCACCGCAAGCCGAGGGGCCAACCCCGATCGCGCGCAATCTCAGCGCATATGAAGGCATGAGCGATGCTGAGCTGGAGGCCATGGCCGGGCCCGAAGATCCCTACGAAGGGATGACGGATGAGCAGCTAGAGGCCATGGCTAACGGCGAAAGTAACCCCGCCATGAACGCCAGTAGCGCCCTCAGCGCGCCTGCAGGCAGCGGTTACGACCCCAATCTGTCGCCCACCGACCCACGTCAGGGCGAGCCGGTGATGACCGTGGGTAAGCGGTAATGTCCTACGCGGTGAAAAAGTCCAAGGTCAACGAGGCTGGCAACTACACCAAGCCGGGCATGCGCAAGAGGCTGTTCGCAGTCATAAAGGCGGGCGGCAAGGGCGGCAATCCGGGGCAGTGGTCCGCGCGCAAGGCGCAGATGCTGGCAGTCCGCTACAAGGCGGCCGGGGGCGGGTACCGTGACTAAAAAACCATCGCAGAAGTCTCTGTCCAAGTGGACCCGCGAGGACTGGGGCACCAAGTCCGGCAAGCCCTCGACGCAGGGGCCCGAGGCCACCGGCGAGCGGTACCTGCCCAAGGCCAAGATCCAGTCCATGTCGACCAAGGAGTACGCCGCCACCACCCGCGCCAAGCGCAAGGGCACGGCCGAGGGCAAGCAGTTCGTGCCGCAGCCGAAGCCGCGCTTTGCCGTGAAGGGCAGGGGCTGACGATGGCCGGCATGACGCCCTTAGAGATCGCCATGCGGCAGCGCGCTGCGGAGCAAGAGCGCGTACTCGAGAACCCCGGCGCGCTGGCGCAGGGCTTCTCCAACATGCCGGGGACTGCCTACCGCTACCTGTCGATGCGCGGCCTGCCGGGCATCGGGCAGGACGTCGTGAGCATGGGCAAGATGCTCGGCTCGGCCGTGGCCGAGGATCCCATGGGCTTCGCCGCTGATGCCCTCCTCGCGCCGCTGTCGGCCCTGCGTGATGTCTCCGAGGTGCGCGCCCTCGCGCGTCAGGCCCGCGATGCCGGCGACGCTGAGACCGCCGACCAGATGGAGCAGCTCGCGGCGATGAGCGTGTTTGGCGCGATCCCCGTCGCCGGCGCGGCCGTGAAGAAAGGCGTCAAGGCTGGTATGAAAACCGTAAAACGCGTCGCTAAAGCACACGGCGGCCGCGTGTCGTCTCTCGCGGTTAAGCGCAAAGGTAAGAAGTAATGGGTCTCCTGTCCGCCGCCGCAAAACTCAAAGCCAAAGAAGCCGCCAAGGCCGCCGCGAAGAAGGCCGCCAAGAAGGCCGCCAAGGCCGCTGCGTCGCGCGTTACTGACGACTCCCGCCGGTTTGTCGTTGGCGCTAAAAACACCTCTTTCCCCGGTGTCTTCAAAAACCCAAGGATTATCGCCGAAGAGGCCGCCGCGCGCGCCCGGACTACACCCGAAGACCCGGCGCTCAAGGAAGTCTTTGGCGTATCGCGCCAAGATCTCTACGACATAGGGCAACAGGGCCAGCGCAAGGGTAACGTATCCGGCGATCAAGTAATGGCAATTAAGCCCGGCGCGCGGGGATCGTCTACCGCCGCTGGCGCGATGAATGACCCAAACGCGCAGCGTCTGGTGGACACGCTCACCGAAGGCGGAAAGTTCCCAGAACTCTTCACGGGCATGGACGCGTGGTACGTCGGCGACCCGCTGTACCAGAAGCTGGCCGCTGAGTTTGGGCCTGCCGAAGCAGCGAAGGCCTTCAACAACTACAGAAGTTTCTCGGGAATGGCCTCCCCCGGAACAGCCGTCCCGGATGAGATCATACGCGGGGGCGCCGCGAACACCTTAGCGAGTATGGGGCGTTTCCGCGACTTCGAGAAGTACGCCGGAAAGCAGGGCAAGCGAGGTTCGCCCCTCGACATGCTGCGCGCCGACATACCGGGGCATCCTTACCACAAGACGGCGCAGGCGAAGCCCATGCGCAATCTCGTAAACTCGGGCGTAGTGAAAATGGGCTCACCCAAAGTCCCCTTATACATAAATGCCTTCGGCGCAGATGCGCCCGGCGTGATGTTTCAGACCGACCGCCCGGTTCCCGATGCTCACTTCACCAGAGGCGTCGGCATCGCCGACATGCGCTCTGGGGACAATCCGGGGCGCAGCATGTCTATGGCGGAAGCGCAGAGCTTTGGGCCTTTTTTCGAGAAGGAAGTCGCCAACAAGGCTGGCCTGCAGGCTGTGCCCGCGCAAGCAAGGCTCTGGGGTTTGTTCTCGCCGCAGACCGGCGTCGCCGCAGAGTCTGGGGTGGGCGCGCCGAAACTGGAACTCATCGCGCGCCACATCAAAAGACTTGCCGACAGAGACCGCATCTCTACCGACAAAGCACTGTTTGAGCACTTAGGGCCGAAGAGATCTAGGTTTGCTGTGGGCGGTCCCGCGAAAAAGAGCAAGTTCGCCGTTAAGTAAAAAGGTAAGAAGTAATGGGTATCGGGATTAGGTTTGCCGCCAAAATTGCAACCAAGAAGGCCGCCGAAGCCCTTGCAAAGAAGGCTGACAGGTTTTCTGTGAAGGCCGTAAGCGGTGCTGCTGATAAACCCAACAAAATAACGTCAAATCAAGTTGTTCGATCTGTACCCATAGAAAACATCGAACACGGAGAGAGCGCCCGCCCCGGCGGAAAACTTACATGGCCCGGGGCTTACAAAACCGTTGAGAAATACGCAAACAAGAAAACTCCTTTTCCGCCCATAGAAATAGTCGCAGATGCGGAAGCGCCGGGGCGTTGGGTTGTGTCCGATGGAAGCCACAGACTTGAAGCCGCAAAGATTAGAGGCGACACCGAGATACCTGCGGCTGTTTTCAAAGAAGACCTTGAGAACTTTTAAGCAGGGTCTTGAACGCACAGAACACCACACTCAATGTCGGGTTCAGCGACGTAGCGCCCAGCATCTGGCGAAAGCTCGTCTAGAAACACGCGCTTGCGCCAGCGTTTGCCATCAGTGATGCCTTCTTTTTTGCAAATTGCGGCGTTAAGTTTTCTTTCCGTTTTGGCCATGCGCTCAAAGGCTTCAGGAAAGTCGCGCCGAATCTTGTTCCAGTATCCGGCCTGTCCTTTGACACATCCTATGCAGTTGTTGTTTTTATAACCAAGTTTGTACATAGCGGGTATTTCTATGCCCGCTTCCCGAACGCGCGCATGACACTCAACTTTCGATACGTTGTTATCTATCAAAGGGAACTCAGCAAATAGCTCTGGGTTCTCGTTTCTGAAGCGAACAACGCGATGATTTTCATCCGCCGTAAACCCAAAAACGTGAATGTCGTCTGGTCTCTGATAAGTCTTCCGAACTACTTTCTTCAGCTCAGTAGTGCATCGCGCGCCACCGATACCTACCAGCCAGCGTGTTTTCTCAAACACATCGTAGATGTCCGTGTACTGCTCAGACCGAAGAACCTTTATCTCCCGGCCCAACCACTTTTGTACGTCGGAGAAGAACCTCCGATTGTCGGGATGCTCATAAGCAAAAGTGTCGCAATATAAAACTTCGCATTGCTCTCCGTATTTTTCACACGCCAGTTTTGCCGCGATTGCGGAGGCGTCACCGCAAGAAAACCATGCTAAAACGCGCTGCATATCATTTATCCTCTGTTTTACGTTTCATCGCCTCGACCAGTATCTCCTGCACGCTCTTCTTCGACTGCAAGCGCTCCAGCACCATGCTGTCGACGGTCTGGCGCGCCATGATGTAGTGGACGAAGACGGGCCGGTTGTAGCCCGCCTGCTTCTGCCGCATGGGGCCAATTCGCTCAATGATCTGCATGTGCTCCTCGAGGTTCCAGTTCAGGCTGAAGAACACGAGGATGTTGCCGCCGTCGGCTAGGTTCAGGCCATGGCCGGCACTGGCCGGGTGGGCCAGCAGCAGGGGGATCTCGCCCCGGTTCCACTGGGCGATCGTCTTAGGGTCTTTGTCCAGCACGCGCGCCTTGGGAAAGGCCTTGCGGAGGCGCTGCAGGTCGCTCTTGAAGTGGTAGGCCACCAGCACCGGCGCCCCGCCCGCCTCCTCTAGGACGCTCTCCAGAGCCTCC